CCACCTGCCGCTACAACCAATCCAGCACTTGCACGAATGAGGAAAAAGAAAAGAGTGCGTGGAGGTCAGTAAGAGGGTGTTGTGTTTGGAGGATAGAGAATGAGAGATAAATCCCTAGAATTTGTCAAGAAAAGAATTGAATCTGGTGTATGTAATGGCATGGAAAAAGATAAATATAATCATTTGTACGAAGTTGATTTTTTAAAAATTTCAGAACAGATAAAATTTAGCAATACTGTTAAAGTTTCTGAAAATCTTTTGGAAGTTGAATTGCCATTTAAAGATAACAAAGGCACAACAATTTCAGTAACACGCAATACGGAAGCTGAATTTGACTATATGACCGTTGAGAGATGCCGCTGTGATGGAACTTTTGTGTTTTTTATAGATTTATGCAAAAAAATACTTGAAAAGATATTAAAAGGAGAAACTTGTTACAGTCCAAAAATTCCAAAAGATGCAAAAGAAAAACTTTACAAATACAATATTCGGTTTGAGGTTGGAAATTTTATTTTTGCAGAAGAATATGGGGAAGATTTTACAACAAAAGAAAAACCGTGGATGAAAAGCAGATTTACAGTTATGTTGCCAATAAAATGTGATTTTGCAGAAAAACAACTGGCGTAAAACGCAAAATTTACCGCCTATCAGAAAGAGGGGGATGAAACTTGCCGAATACATAGAAAGTATCTGTCAAGAGCATTTAAGTAAATATCAAAAAGCGTTCTTTGAAGATGTGGAGCAAAAGTTAAAGAATGGATATGAAATATCCATGCCGCCACGAATAGGAAGGACATTGAGCATTCAGACAATATGGGCGATAGAGCAATGGAAAATACTGGAGGTATTCAAGTGAGTTTATCAGAAGTAATTGAAGGCATAGAACGTGAAATGTTCGAGAGGGCGACAAAAGAGGAAAAACCAAAATACTGTGATGATTGCAAAGTATATGAAGAAAGTAAAGATTGCCACGCTTGTATAAAACAAGAATTTAATGACAGGAGGCGCAAAAGTGAGTAAAGATAAAACAGAACTGAAAAATTCTGTCATTCAAAAGGCAGAAGAAATCGCAGAAGTGCTTTCAAAGAACAGCGACTGCGAACTACGAACATCTCCTAACGGCGTGGCGGTTATTAAAGTGAAAAAGGAAGTGGTTTCTAAATGATTTATGTAAAATGTCCGAATTGCGGAAAAGAACACATTTTAGACCCAGGAAACATAGAGCAACTGCTCATTATGAAAATACTTAGATTTCGAAACTGCCATTGCGGGAAAAAGTTTTTTATAAAAGAGGAAGATGATTGCTATTTTGTGAAAATAGGAGAATGCGAAGATGAGTGATTTAAAAATATTTACAGAAAACATAGAACCGCAGGCATTAAATCAGATTTACACGCTGATTAAGCAACCGGCATTTGCGGATTGCAAAGTGCGTATCATGCCTGATGTGCATTCGGGGGCAGGGTGCGTTATAGGTTTTACCGCCGACTTGGGCGATAAGGTAATTCCAAGCATCGTCGGCGTGGATATTGGGTGCGGCATGGAAACTGTAGAACTCGGAAACATAGACATAGACCTTGCCAAACTCGACGAGGTAATCAGAAAATATGTTCCGAACGGTAGAAATGTCCATGAAACAGAAGATAACTTTTCGGAAATCATCATCAATCAGCTTTATTGCAAAGACCGCCTAAAAAACGTGGACTGGCTGAAAAGGAGCGGAGGTACGCTTGGCGGAGGAAATCATTTCATCGAAATTGATATTGATGATGACGGAAATAAATACCTTGTTATCCATTCTGGCAGCCGCAATATTGGAAAACAGGTTGCAGAAATTTATCAGCAGATGGCGATTGACGATTTAAGCGGAGCGAACAGCCTTGAAGAAGAAACAAAGAAACTGATTGAAGATTACAAACGGACAGGCAGACACAAGGATATTCAGAGAGGGATTGCAGAGTTAAAACGGAAATTCCAGCCGAAATCAAGCGTTCCGAAAGAATTATCCTATCTGACAGGCGAACACAGGGAAATGTATCTACATGACATGAAACTATGTCAAGAGTTTGCAAGCCTTAACAGGAAACAGATATGGACAGAAATAATGAGCGGTCTTGGCTTAAATAAAATGCTTGTGACTTATTTCGAGACAATCCATAACTACATTGAACACGACACAAACATTGTCCGAAAAGGTGCTATATCTGCAAAAGAGGGCGAAACAGTCTTAATCCCTATCAATATGCGTGACGGCTGTATTATCGGCAGGGGAAAAGGTAATGAAGACTGGAATTATTCAGCGCCGCATGGGGCAGGACGGATAATGAGCCGTAGCAAAGCAAAAGAAACGGTATCGCTGGAAGAATTTGAACAGTCCATGCAAGGAATTTATACAACATCTGTTAATCGGTCAACGATTGATGAAAGCCCTATGGCATACAAGCCGATTGAGGAAATTGTAGCGAATATACAAGATACGGTTGAAATCATGAAGATTATCAAGCCGATTTATAATTTTAAGGCGAGTGAGTGAGGTATGATGAAATGAGCGTTAAGAAATTGTTTTGTGACTTTATATACAAACACACTTCTTTTCCAAATGGATGCAAGCATGGGAATGAATTAAATTGGATGCTTAAACATTGTTGCCCTGTTTGCATAAATGAACCTATTGAGAGTTTGAGCAACAAAGAATATCACGAAAAATATCCAGCACATAACAAGATTCGGCTTGGAGTGTTGACGTTTTATTTATGTGATTTGCATTTGGAAGAAATGAAGAAGGAATTAAAATAACATATCTAACACCGCACATAAAGCGTTTGTGCGGAATGAAAGGGATTTTGGAGAATGGAAGATAATATCAACTGGAAAAGTTACTATCAACAAGAACCGATAGAACCTGATATATATTTCAAATTTGTTTGTTTTTATCAAGCAATGACTGAATTATACGATAGGGAATTAACGGATGAAAGAAGTCCTTACGATAAAACAGAAGCATTTATTTCAGAAAATATAAGGGGAATCTGCGAAGCGTATTCGCAAAACTTATATGATTGCATTAGAGAATACATTTGGAGAAAAACAAAAGTTCCGTTTGATATTGAGCGGTGGAGAAAAGAAACTAGACAAAGATATTCAGCTCAAGGATGGATAGACTTGTTTGAACATTTCAGAAAAGAAAAAGATGAAATCATTTTAGATATGATTGAAAATATATGGGAATATGGAAGAATAAGAAAAGATGATGAACAAAGGAAATATATTATTATAAAAAATCCATTTCTGGAAACAAAATAAATATCTAAGGCATGAGAGAAGGGTTCTCGTGTGTCAGCTAAAGCGTAGCTTACTTTTATTCGAAGGGAGGTTACGCTTTTCTTTTATGGCAAGTCAAGAATTACTCAAAGAAATTTCCAATGCAGAAAAATACATAGAAAGGCATGGAGTAGATATTGACGCTGTTAATGCGTTCCATACGTATGTCTTCTGGGCAGATGAAGAAGATAAGGACATAGAAACCGCCCTAAAAATATCACCAAGGGCAAAAGAATTAATGAACCAGTACGTCATAAACGGCGCAGGCGGCGATATATGGGAACTTGAAAAGTTCTGCTTTGCAAACAAGACAGGGCATGAAATGGTGGACAAGTGGTATGAGATATTGAAGTTGGAGGCTCCATATAAGTTTGAGAGTTATCTTTTGTATCTTGAAAAGAAAAGAGAGATAAGCGAGCGGTTCTATTCACCGAAAAGAAAACAGTTAAATAAGCATGGGCTTATACAAGCAATGCAAGATTTGGAAGATGATAAGTACGATAGAATTTGCATATCCATGCCGCCTGGTACGCAAAAAACTACTCTCGAAAAATTTTTCTGTTCATGGATAATTGGAAAATACCCAAAGGACTACAGCCTTTTCTTTTCTCATAACAGCGACATAACAGAGAAATATTATAAGGGCGTACTTGACATTACAACAGACAACCTTGAATATACATGGTCTGAAATTTTTCCAGACGTGAAATTACAAAGCACAAATGCAAAGTTGCAGGAGATAAATTTTGGAAAGTACAAGCCGTATTCAAGTATTCAGTGTTCTTCTATCGGTTCTAAAAATGCCGGAAAAGTAAGGACAAACCGTTATCTATATTGTGATGACCTAATAGGAACCATTGAGGAAGCTCTAAACCCGACTATCCTTGATAAAATTTGGAGGATATATGGCGTTGACCTAAAACAAAGAAAACTTAATCAACAAGTAAAAGAAGTAATCATTATGACACGCTGGTCTACAAAAGATGTTGTCGGACGAATTATCGAACTGTATGGAAGTAGCGATAGAACAAAGATAATTTCCGTAGAAGACATAGACCCAGTTACGGGCGAAAGCAATTTTGATTATGAATACAACGGAATGACGGTTGAGTTTTTCAACGACCAAGCCCTTACAATGGATGATATTTCTTATAGGTGCCTGTATAAGCAACAGCCTATCGAGCGCGAAGGATTGCTATTTCCAGAAGGTAAAGTTATGCGGTATGACGATGAAGAAATTAAAAAACTTAGAGAAAAACAGCCTGAACTTATTACGGGGCAATGTGACACCAAAGGAAAAGGAACAGATTTTTTTGTTTTACCATGTCTTGAAAAGTATGGAGATTACTACTACTGTACCGATTGCGTGTGCGACAATTCCCCAGATTACGAATTGCAATATGAAAATTCTGCAAATTTGATTGTTGACAACGAAATGCAGGATTGTGTGTTTGAGAGCAACAATGGAGGCGACAGGGTAGCAGAAGAAGTGCAAAAACGAGTGGAAGAAAAAGGATGGATATGCAATATAAGACCTGTGGCAACAGAAACAAACAAAGAGGCAAGAATTTTCCAATGCTCCAACTGGATATTGCAACACGTCAAATTTAAGGACAAGTCAATGTATGCGCCAAAAAGCCAATACGGAGTGATGATGGCGCAGTTGCTTAGTTATTCTGTATCTGGGAAAAACATAAATGATGACGTTGCCGATGTATTTGCTACATTTGCATTGAGAATAAAAAAAGGAAATGGAAGAAGGAAAACAATCATAATGCCAAGCCCAATCTAAAGGAGGTTACATACATGGTAAGCAAGGAAATTTTGATACAGTATTCAGATTTGCAGGAAGAAATAAAGGAAGTCCGACAAAGAATAGAGCAGACGGAACGACAGATTGAACGAATTGAAAGCGAAAAGACCGTATGTGACAAGGTTAGGGGAGGAGAGGGTGGCTTGCAATCATTTAAAATTGAAGGTTTCCCATATCCAGAATACAGCCGAAAAAAAACATTGCTATATTCAAGAAAGGCAACGTTGACAAGCCTTGAAATGGAGCTTCTTGAAACACTGAACAAAGTAGAGGAATTTATTGCAAGCATTTCTGACAGCCGTATGAGAAGGATTATCAATCTGCGGTTCATTGAAAATCTTTCATGGAATAAAGTAGCTGACCGAATTGGCGGAGGGAATACCGAGGATAGTATCAGAATGGCTTTTAACAGATTTATGGAAAAATAAAACTTGTTCGATATGTTCGGGAAAAATTTTTTATAATTATAATTGAGATGAAATCTCAACAGAGTTTTTCATTGACAAAATCCACCGAATGAAAAGGCGTTGCCGCAACGGTAGCGTCTTTTTGCATGGGAAAAATCAGATTTAAGGAGGGGATTTCATGAGCCGAACCAAAAACATAATCCCCGAATTTACAAAGGACGAGCAAGACTACATAAAGGAACACGCAAACTTTATGGAAGAAGAATTGCTTTTCTTTGAATTGCGAAATAAACAGTACACTTATGAATATTGCGCAATGGAAATGGGAATGTGCGTGTCGGCAGTTAAGAAAGTATCAAAGAGAACCATTTCTAAGATTATGAGAGTGATACGACATATGGATATTTGATTTGTGGAAAGAGCGGGTAATTATGTGTGAATATTGCAAAAAACAAAAAGAAATAAAAAGCTGTAATTTCTGCGGAAGAGCAAAAGCTAGAATTGTTGGGTCAGAGATTGATATGTGGGGCGATAAAAATAAAATCAGATTGTTTAAGAGTATTTACAATCCAGCTTTTAAAATCAATTACTACCCTATGTGCGGCAGAAAATTAGAAAGTGAAAACGCAACTACCGGGAAATAATCGGCGGTTGTTTTTTTTTGGAGGTACGCATGGCAATAAAAG